CATACCTTTATGGATAGAAAGCTTGAAGAACTAAACGAGATGGTTAAAAGCAAAGACTTTAAAGGCTATGAAAAGTACGTAGGAAAAGAGTTTGAAAAAGCAGTAGAGCTAACATTTGAAGGCAGACAAAATCAAGTATTCACGGTAGAAGAACTTTATAAGTTAAATCCTGAAGATGAGTTTATAAAAACAGAATTAAAGTATTTAAACGATAGAAAGAGAATATATAATTCAAGTTTAAAAACTATAAGTGGGGAAGGTGATGAATACAAGTACGATTATTTAAGCACCCTAGTAGATAGTTACAACAACTACGATGCAACAATACCATATTTTAACGCCGATGGAACGCTTAAATGTTACAACACTATAGCAACCTATAACTCAATGCTATATAACGTAAATTTAACTAAATCAGCGTGGAATAGAACGTATTATGACAGCATCTTACTAGACAACGATAGATGGATCATTTATCCACACATGTACTCGTGTCCTGCTTGTGCATCACATCAAGGAAGGATATACACAACAAGGGAAAGAGAAAACGCTATTTATGACGGCGTAGGACACCCAAATTGTAAATGTGTATGGTATCTCTACTGGGATAAAGAACAGTTAAAAGACATAGAACGGTACGATAGCCCAGAATGGACTGAAGCTTACAAACTAAGACAAAAATTACAATCTTTAAACTTAGAAAGATACCGTTTAAAAAAAGACAGACAGCTTTATAAAGATTTAGGAAATCAAGAAAAAGCTGATCAGACACTTCAAAAAATACAAGTGTTAAACAAAAAAATTAAAGAGCTTAAAGAAGGCTTACCAACTAATCCAGATAAGGTAATGCAATCATTAAGTACAAGACAAAGATAGACCAGACTTGAAAGTCTTTAAACTTTAAGAAAGGTTAACCAAATTGCACTTCTCGATTCTAGACTAGGAGGAGTAAGAAAGATGATTGATATTACAAAATATCAAAAAAACAAAGATATTGAATTGTCTAACGATGATATCAATATTGACAAGCTAATTAAAGATGTAAGAAAGGGATATGTTTTACAAGAAGACGTTGAAACAGCAAGAAAAGAAGCATTAAACGAAAGTACAACAAAATATTCTGATTTAGAAACTAAGTATAACAACTTAGAAAAGAGCTATAACGATGTCCAAGAAAAGATGGTAGAAAAGACAAACTTGATCAAACAATTAAATTTAAAAGATATGACGAGAGAACTAGGCTTTGATATTAACAAGTTTGACAAAATCTCTAGCTTAAGAACCTCAGTATACGCTGAAGAAGAGGACGATAAGAAAGCTTTAGAAAGAATAAAAGAAGACTTTGGAGCTTCATTAATTGAAAAAAAAGAAGAACCCGTTAAACAAGCAGTCCCTGAAGAAACTGGTTTTAATGCACCTAAAAAGCAAGAGCCAGCCATCAAGATTAGCAGAAAAACACGCATAAGCGATTTATTAAAAAAATAAGAAAGAATAGGAGTTTTAAATTATGAATTACCCAGAAATTAATTTAGATTTACAAGGTACAGCAAAAAGAATTTATTTTTCTTTATTGTACCGTTCTACATTTTATAACTTCTTAAACGACAGATACATCGGTACTTTAAGACAAACTGGTGTACCTATGATAGAAGTACTAAAATCAGAAAACATTGAAGTTAATGTAAGAAAAACAAAAGAAATAGCTAGTAGACTAGATCCTGCATTAATGGAATATACTAGCACTAAAGTAGATTTAACAGAACTAGCTATGGATTATTCAATCAGAATACCTTTACTAGTAGCAGGCTCAGACATTACTAACACTTTAGAAGACGCTATGGAAAAGAAAGACCAAGCAGTAGCTAAAGCTATTGATACTTATGGATTTGGAGTATTAGCTGATACTGTAACAGAAGAAGCACAATGGACACCAGCTACACAAGAAGATTATATTGAATTAATCAACAACTTAAGAGCTAGACTATTCAATAACAACGTATTTGATGATTATAGAATGGGTCTTAGCGCAACTGAGTACGGTAAATACGTATCAGCTATCACTAGCGTACTTAAGTATGAAACTATTTCAGGTGTTGAAGGCGTAGACCGTGGAACTATTGCAGTAGCATACGGTGTTGGAGCATTCCAAATAAATGACGAAGTGCTAGACGGTGTTAAAGGATACTTCTTTAATCCTATAGCAGTTGTTGGTGACGCATTCTTTGACACATTCAGTCAATTCAATTCACCACAAGGTTTCCCAGGATATTATGTACTTGAAGGAAACATCATGTTTGGTGCAAAAGTAGTTGAACCAAAAGCAATAATTGCATTAAAAGAAACTATTAGTGGATAGAAGAAAGGAGGTCTATTATGACTTTCTTTACTATAAACGATTATTACGAAAAATATAACGTATTATTGTCATACGAAGATACTTGGAAAATAGAGGCTGTTTCAGAGATGATTTACAACCAAGTGGGGCTAATGTATAGGAATCCTAACTGGACGCCTGAAAACGTCCCTACGGCTATAAAAAACGCCTCTATGGAACAATTTAGATTCATGCAAGAATATGACATACCACTTATTGATTATAAGGGCAGAGTAGAAGCTGGAGAAATGAAAAACGAACTAAAAAGCGATTATTCGACTCTAGCTCTACGAATGCTCGCAAATGCTGGTTATTTATTCAGAGGAAATCCTTTAAATCAAAATATGAATATGACTTTTCCATTTGGTGACTAGTTATGTTTAATATGAACGGAATACCTGCTATTCTTGTTCAAAATAATAGGGACACTAGTTCTTATTATGATGATCAAGACAAAAGACAGGTGAATATAGTTGCTTGCCCCTTTAACTCAGACATAACGGTTAAATTTGGTACTTACACAGTACCAGAGGCAGAGGGATATTTTATACTTAAAAATTGTGTCGATGTTAAAGAGGGTGATCAACTAATTATAGGTGATAGAACTTTTTCTATCATAAAAGTAAAAGATAATTGGATTTGGAATAAAATAGCTAATTTTACGGTAGCAGTAAAATGAGTAAAGTTAAAGTTGAAGTTGAACTTATAAAAGACTTACCTGTTAAAGAGCTTAATAGATATATAGATTATACAGTATATAACATAGCTAGAATTACGCTAGACTGGACAGCACCTCATATACCACGCTTAAGTGGAGATATGGAGCGTGCCATTGCTAGTTATGGCGTTCAAGGAAGCAATAAAGAGTACACCTTAGGGGATAACATAACAAACTATTCACAAATAGTATGGAACTATCCTCAGAATCGTACTAATTGGACTAACCCACGTTCTTATTCTAAATGGTTTATAACTGAATTTAAGAACAGGAAAGACCTTATAGTTAATAATGCTGTAAATAACGCTAAGAGAAGGATAGGAATATGACTTTAGAAGATATTAAAAACAAAAATTTAGTTTTAATTAATTATCTAGATTCAATCATAGACGATTATAAAATAAAAGCTGAATTTTCTACTAACGATAACGATATAAAAGTTATAACAGTTCAAGAAGAAACAGGCCAAAAAGTAGTATTCTATGATAATAACAAGCCTCTATTCAATTATTATAATATAGATATTTTTGGTACAAGCATTCAAGAACAAAAAAACACTAGCGTTTTATTAGGTAATTTAATAGGACAGCATGTCTTAACTGATTTTAATAATCAAAGATGGCAAATAATATTTATGCAAGTATCTAATCCTAGAGCAGTCGAGTATATGGACATAAGAAGAGTGTCTTATAACCTCACACTCAAATGTATTGTAAACCGTGTGGCATAGAAAGGATAAAAGATGGAATTTTATACAGATAACAGGGATTTTATCAGAAATCTAAAGGTTAATACCGGAACTACAGAAAGCCCTGTATTTACTGGTGTATGCACAGCTAGTGAAATAAATTTAAATACAGATTTAGAAGTAAAAGACTTCTTTGTATTCTGTGATGCTCTTAAAAGAAAAATCATTACAGGTGCAGAAATGAGTTTAGAAGCTTCTATAAAGCTAGATGCAAACAACGGTGCAGTATTAGAACTATTAGATAGAGTTCACACTCTAATTAGTGCAGGAACAATATCTCAATTTAATAATCTATTAATTCAGTTTGACTTATTAAGTGGTATAAGTGGTGGAGTATTAGAGTACACTACTTATCAAATAAATACTAATTTAGAAATGTCTGATTTAGGTGGACCTGCAGAAGATGAAGCTGACTTTACAGCAACATTTAATTTTATTGGAAAAGGAACAGAAGTAACAAGTTCTTAGTTAATCCTTCAAGGTGGGGTGGAAAAACCTCACCTTATTTTTTTATAGAAAGGAGTTAAAAATATGAATGGAGCTACAGTCTTAACTAAATTTTTGGCAGATACTAAAGATTACGATTCGAAACTAAAAGGCGTTCAGAAAGGCTTAGGAAGTCTAACAGGTTCTTTTGTTAAAGGTTCTTTAATTACAGCAGGACTTGGAAAAGCATTTAATCTTGTATCACAAAATATGGATAGTGCTATAGATAGATTCGATACACTAAACAATTTCCCAAAGGTAATGAAGAATCTAGGTATAGCTACTGAAGATAGTCAGAAAGCTATAGATAAAATGAGTGATAAATTAGTTGGACTACCTACTACGCTAGACCAAGGTGCAATGGCAGTTCAAAGGTTTACTTCAAAAAACGGAGACGTTAAGAAGTCAGCTGATATGTTCTTAGCAGTAAACAACGCAATACTAGCCGGTGGAGCACCAACAGTAAACCAAAACGCAGCGCTTGAACAATTAACACAAGCGTATTCACGTGGTAAATTTGAGTTAGGCGAATGGAAAAGTTTACAAATAGCAATGCCAGCACAATTAAAGCAAGTAGCAAATGCTATGGGATATGTATCTGACAGTGATTTATACGAAGCTTTAAAAAATGATGATGTAGCAATGGACGATTTCATTAACACTATCATGAAATTAAACAAAGAGGGCGCTAACGGTTTAGAAAGCTTCGATAAACAAGCAAGAGGAACAACTGATGGTATAAGAACATCTTTAACTAATTTTAATTCACGCATTACCCAAGGCGTAACTAAAATGATTGAATCTGTTAATAAAGGCCTTGCAAAAGCTGGAATGGGAAATATAGCGCAAGTATTTAGTAACGCAGGCAATAAAATGCGTGATGCTTTAATAGCACTAGCACCATA